CATCAAAATCTAGTTTAGCGGCAATGAATACTTTTTTGCCTGTTTTTACGTATGTGCCAGAGTAAGAAGGCGAAGCACCTACAGTAAAACCACTTACTGTTGTAACTGTAGGAGTCCACGTCCCTTCCTCATAGTCGTCTAGCAGATTGGCTGAACCTGTGCCGCCTAGGTACGCACCGCCTGACAGGTAAAGGTCTTTGAAGCGGTAACCAGCAGTACCTAAATCCATGACAGCGTCAGTTAAGGTTCCTGCATTTATAGGTGCGGCAACACGAGTGCCAAAATACAAACCGCCATGATCAGCGACAGAGCCGCCAATGTATAAGTTGTCTCCGCTATCTACACCAATACTACCGACTGCTGTGGTTCCTTTATAAAAGGTTAATATGCCTCCATCGTCCGTAAGGTTTACTAAGGCTAGTGGAGAAGAAGAACGCTGTATCTGAACTTTACCTGCTGTGCCGCCTTGAGCTAATTCTACACCTGCTGTGGTAAAGCTAGATGTCGACTTCCCAACCAAAAGATTGCCGCTTGCATCTATGCGTACCTTCTCAGTTGCGGTAGTGCCTGTGGAAAATTGAAGTATTTCTCCTTCAATCCGCAGTGGCTCATATTGATTGGTTGTTCTATCGTAGTTAATAATTCTTGAGTAGCCATTACCAGAGTCATCAGGAGATATTTCAACCCCCATAGCTCCACCGTCAGAAATGACTAACTTTTTAGAAGGACTGCTAGTACCAATACCGACGGAGCCGCCGTTGAAATAGCTGTTACCACCAGCAGTTATAACAACATCTTCGTTGTTTCCTGCGTCTCTTAGTACAAACTCGCCATCCCCAGTTGCATCCAAGCGGACTATCGCCTTTTGAACTCCCGTAGAATTTGAGAAAAACGCAATGTTGGAAGATTGAGTTGCTGTGGCTAAAACCTCCAAAGGTGCGCCAACACTGGTAGTACCAATACCCAAAGACTCCGCAGACGCATCCCAGAAGAACTTAGGCGTTGTGCCAGTGTCTTCGTAGAAGCTGATGTCTCCTGTGGAACTAAGACTCATTGTATTCGTGCTTGTGCCTTGACCCGTTAAAAAGTCTAAATTAACACGCCCAAAAGCATCTGCGTTGGTTGCTTTTAGTATTGCAGGAGTATTACCAGCACTATCGTCAGCACTAACAAATTTTATTTGACCTACTGTTTCACCACCTACCGCACCATCAGTAGTGTCACTTAAAGTCAAAACACTACCACCGCTGGTTTGCAAGATAGCATCACCATCAACAGTCAAACCATCAGCCGTCACAGTACCCGTTACGTCTATGCCTGTGTTGGTGGTGGCTAGTTTCAATGCATTGTCATGTCTCAGAGTAACTGCGCCATTTGCCGTAGCACTGATGTAATATTCTGTAAACGCAGGATTCATTAGGTGAACATCAGCTCCACCTATATACAGAGAACCACCAGTATCTTCTTTGATTATGGCATTTGTACCATCACTATAAATCTGAAGATCATTATCCGCACCGAAGATGGCCTTGTCGTTGTCGCCAAAGGATATGTTGGCAGTCGTGGAGATGTTATTAGTGATCGCCCAGTTGGAACCATCCACCCGCGCCATCTCGAACCCACCTGCACTTGATCCATCATTTACGTGCACTGAGTCGTTCGTCGTATTGACAACGATCTCGCCTTCCGCCCCTGTGAATGCGGCTACCTGTGCTGCCGTCCCTCTCCGTATTTGTAATTGTGTAGCCATTTAAGTCTCCAGTGTGGGCCAGTCTTCTTCTTGAAGCTCAGGCCAGTTTTCGTGCGTTGTTAGGTCGCGTAGGGCTTGCCGATATGTTCTGTATTTTAGCTGATCCGACTCAGAGAGGGGCGAGTCATTTGCCTGCGTCCAGTCGGTTCTCTGCAACTCCTCGTCGCGCTTGGAGCGGTTTATCTCTTCATGGGGAATGATTACAGGCTCATTCAAGCCAATAGTTACCATCATCGGGCTAGAGTCTCCGCTGAGATAAAGTTATTGCCCCAGACGGGTGTACCTCCCATTAAATACTGATAGCCATACAGCTTGACGTAGACAGTGCTCCCGCCCCTCAAGTTTATGACGTTAGGCATTCTAAACAGTCCCAACGAGTTGACCTGTGTGCCAAAGATGACTGGGTAGTTGTTATCATCGCCTGATCGCGTTCCGTTTATGTCGTATGAATCACCTAGAGCGTTTGTGCGCTGGATGTGCCCTGTAATCATCGAGGCTGCGTTGATGTTTGCATAAGTGCCAGAAGCAAAGGCTTCTAACTCGATCACATATTCCAATGTATCGGACGTTGTGAGCGGGGTGGTAAACGTAATACTGGCAAGCTCTTGTAGGGTGTAGGTTGAATACTTGTGATAAGGCGTACTTGTAAGGAAGTTGTTGTAAGTCACTGGGAACTGGGTTGCACTAACCCCAGCTAGATAGTCGCCTTTGATGGTTCCCAAGGCGTTGGATTTAATCTGTGGGGAGTCAACACCAGAGGCGTGGATGATTAACTGACCAGAACCATCGGTGTCTAGGGTGACATTATCAATGTTTATTCTTTCGGCGTCGATGGTGCCTGTTCTAATCGCTCCACCCGAGATAAATGTGACGTTTGAGTTTACCTGCCCACCGTTAATGAATGCGGAGTCATTGGTTAGGCCAGAAATGTTGTCGCCTTGAACAACGATATTGCCTGCCGTGATGATTGTACTCGCAGACACTGCACCCGTAGCACCAGCGACGGACTGAACTGGAGCCGCAGCAGAAGCACCCGCAGCGTTTACATAGGCGCTGTCGTTTGTTAGCTCAGAAACCGCTGTTGGAATGTCTGAAGTAACAGCAATGCCACCAGCAGTAATAATGGTCTGGGCGCTTACATTTCCAGTAGCACCCGCGACAGATTGCACTGGTGCCGCAGATGCCGCGCCAGATGAATCCACATACCCAGCGTTATTGTTCAGGTTGGAGATGTCATCATTCGATACGATGATGGAGCCAGCCGTGATAATCCCTGCAACGTCCAATCGAGCGGTGGGCACTGTTCCTGAAGAAATGTTGCCGCCGTTTAAGTTGTAGACGGAAACCTGCGCTGCGTTAATGTTGCCTGCGTTAACTGTGCCAAGGTTTGCGGAGATAGCCGACAGGCTGGACACATCAATCTTGCCTGCCGTCACCGCGTCGGAGGCAATGTTTACACTCTCCACGAACTCAAAGTTAGCCACAGCAGCATCTATAGCCGCCGCTGTAATAGAAGATGCTTGTATCGCGCCTATTACCGCCGAGTCAGCAAATATTTGTGAGACGTTAAGCTCTGCCGTGGTAATGCTATTGGAAACTATCTCTGAGGCGCTAACTGAATTAGCAGCGATCTTAGCCGCTGTAACAGCATTGGCCGCGATAGCATCAGCGGAAACTGAACCAGCCGCGATTTTGTCTGCTGTTATAGCATCTGCCGCTATCTTGGCTGTAGTAATGGAATTAGCAGCTATCTTGTCTGCAACGATAGCACCCGCAGCGACCTTTGCCGCCGTTACTGCTCCCGCTAGGATCTCGTTTGCTGTGATTGCGTTAGCTTGTATTTTGGCGGTGCTAATCGCATTGTCGCCAATATAAGTCTCTGTGATTGTGTCGAGCGTTGCGACCTGACCAGCACCTAAACCCGTGAGCGTGGCTTGACCTGAGCCTGCACCAGAAAGCGTACCGTCAGCGTTTATCGTGACGTTACTATTAACCAAGCCAGAAGCGGCATTTGCAACAGGGAGCAAGCCAGAGGCTTGTGTGGCTAGGTTCAATTGGTCATCTAGGTCGGCTGCTGAGATAGCAGAAGTCCACGACGTGCCACTGTAACGATACAGTTTGTTGTCAGTGGTCAACATGACCACTCGCCCAGTGCTCAGGTTAGTGGTCGGTAACGTACCCACCCGCTCAATTGGTCTAATCGTATCGCTGAACAGATCCTCGCCCAAAGTACCAGACAAGTCTGTGGTGGCAACTAAAGTCGTGAATTCAGGAACCGAAGAATCGTAGCGGTACACCTTAGAATCAGTGGTAAGAAACACCAAAGACGGCCCAGTGTATCCCGTGGGAGAGGGCAGAGTGTTTACTGCGGAAATAGGCTCCACACCAGAAGCAAACGAGGCGGCAGTGATAGAACCTGGGTCAACATTGGATGCCGTGAAAAGGTCTGTAGACCACGCAGAGCCAGTCCAGACGTATAGGGTATTAGTGGTCGTTAAGAGCTTAACTTGCCCCACATGGTCGCCTGTGACGCCTGAGAGGGTGCTGACAGGCTCAATGCCGAAAGCGTCACCTTCTGCGAATTGGTCTAGGACAGATTGTGCTAGGTCATCCAGAACAATCTTTTGTGTGGTGGCTGAGAATGCGGAGCTGTAACCAGATAGGTTGCCAGAGCGGTCTGCGCTCCTTAACCAGTAGTAACGAGTTACGTTGTTCCCCAGCCCTGTGACTGTATGCTGGTCTGACTTGGTTTTAACGATGAGCGTAGCTGAAGAAAGGTTGTTGACCGTGTTCTCGAATATCTCCACATAGGCCAAGTCGGAGTCACTTGGTAGCTCATAGTTCAGCTTGATTTGCTGAATGCCGCCGGTAGCCGTGATGCTGGATGGGATAGCTGGCGCAGTCTGGTCGCCTTGCAAGGTCAGAGTCTCGGTGACGAATCCAGAAACCCTGCCAGTCAGCGTGACCGCCCTCACCCTGAAGGTGAACTCTTCCAACTCCTTCATGCCAGCGATAACAGTGCTGGTGCCGTAGACGTTGATAGAAGAGAAGTCGGTGCCCGCCCCGCTGATAGCCTCGTTCACCCCACCATAGTTGAGTTCTAGGGTCGTGGCGTCAGCAACAGATCCGTAGTTGATGGTCTGATTGTAGGAGTCTGCAACCTGCCCATAGTCGATTTCGCCTTGTGAGGTTTGCTTGAACTCCACCTCGTAGAACGAAACGTAGGTGTTAACACTGGGCGCAGTCCATGACACAC